ATAGAGTCTCATCTTTAACATAAAGATTTCACGGCATACATATACAACATGAGTACCTGGAAACCATCTATGGTGTTAAATGTAGTTCCAGGTTTTAAGGGGAAAATAACCGGAGGGGACGCTGACATGATACGTCGCGTGACGGCGATGTATCCCAAACCACCACCCCGTAAATGGCGTATCGATGAATGTATAAAAAAAACTGAATGGGATCCAAATAGTAAATCTAAAATAACAACAATATATTTACCACATGGTGAATTATATGATCCAATGAAACACAAGATAAGACCAAATTATATAACATACAAAGATCTCACTCACCCCACAAATAACTAAGTGATCTAGAAGTTGATAATCGTATATATTTGAATGGCCACCACATTTATATTAATTTAAGATTATTAAAGCGAGTGATAAAACATAGATTATGGTTGATGTAGAAACACTCGCTAAAAAGATATATTCTCAACTGGGGGCTGGGTACAGTGAGAGAGTATATCATAATGCTATGGAAGTTCTATTGCGTCAATATAATGTTCAGTATGAGAGTGAGCGTATAGTTCAGATCCCATTTGAAGGACATGTAATTGGAAACCTGCGAGCCGATATAATCATAAATAATACAATTGTCCTTGAGTTTAAGACTATTAAGACTCTGAACGAGCAGTCGGAGTTACAAGCTCAAAACTACCTTCGTCTGATGGGACTGAAGATTGCGTACTTGATAAATTATCCTCCTCATCCGAATCGTGAAGTTGAGGTGCGTTGCATTGTTGTAGAAGAATAATGAAGGGAAACATCTTAACCATCATTTGGTAAAACTCCTGTCCCTCCTCATAGTACTTTTTAGGGTTATTAAGACCATCTGTAAGTAATTCGTTCGCTCTGTTTATATGATACTGTGCCTCATTTACACAGAAACGCTCGTACTTATCCATTACTTGAGGATATACCAACTTCTTTAACTTTATATTGTTGGAATAAACTCCCATTTGAGTTCGTCACATATTTTCTTCCATATTTGATCTTGTGCGTATAATTTACTCTTAGACTTGAGGAGGGGGAAATACTGGAGATAGTCGTCTTCCCCCAAGAGTTCACAAAATTTATATAGAACGTAGGAATAGCTAAGAAAATTCTTTCGTTCACTTGGACAATTGTCGTCAAATGGCTTTTGAATATCCTTGAACATTATCCTTAATCGCTCTTCCAACTCCTGTGGCATATTTGGGGCTCTAATTCCATTGAGAATATTGGTTATATAGGGTACATGCTCGTAAAATTTGTTGAGTCTCAACTTTTTAAGAAGTCCCCTAATTTTGGAATGTGTAATATCTTCAAGGTTCTTAATTTTCATCTTTTTGAGTTCCGACCTCAATTGATCCATGACTTCATCGGGTATCGTCGTCATTTCCTGTGCCTGAAATTGACTAATCCACTCGTTGAAGTGATTCTCCCTCTTGTAGCTATAATTGACAATTTTCTCAGAAGTCTCTCGTTCTTCTCTATATGTCAACTCTTCACTAATGAGACATGCTAACACGAGCCCACATGAATCACATACAAGTTCACTCGCATCTTGAATGTGAATCACATTACTTGTACAGCACACCGGACATTGTTCTATATTACGCTGACCCGGTCTAGTTATGTTTTGATTTTCTACCTCTATGAGATAATCTCTAAATATGTCCTTCCTTTGAAGTCCTACGGTTTCCTTAACATTAAAAACATTATCGGTGTTTGTGACTTCTTCGGTTTCATCCGTATATTGATTCATATATGGCATACATTTAATCATATAATCAGACATCTCAGATTCGTACCTGGATTTATTGGTGGGATCTGTCTCAATAAGATTGGTCCAGTATTCAAGTTTATTTTTATATCTACTTAAAAAGTTTCCCTCCATTATACATAAGAATGTTGCTCAAACTTTTAAGTAATGTTTTGTACTTTTACAAAAGGTTGACGACACCTCGGGACTACAGTATAATTTCAGAAGAGCTGGAATATAGGATTGACTATAGAATGAAATATTATATTGAAGATCCATTTTGGTCTCAAGAGGAGAAGGATTGGGATGGTATCCTTGACGAATTCTACACACTCGCAACGGATAAGCAATTCAGGAATACAATTGTTCCACAAAATGTTAAAAATCTCACTCTCCGCGTTAAGTATTGGTATGGTGGTAAAATATATAAGTCTATCTCTAACGACATCAATTTTAAACCAGGCGAAAATGAATCCGAGGGTATGAAATTTAGTATCCCTTTGAGTAGTGTCTGGATTGTAGATCACGATGATAAACCACAGGTAAACATTACTGAAAAGGTGAAAAGGTACGCAGGACCGAGGAATGACTTCCATGGGCAGAGTGTACCCCTCAGGGAGTTTCTTTACTATACAACAAAAACCCTTCGAACAAAGTATCCAAAAATTATACTCAATAATTCGCTGGGTATGAAAAAGACGGTCATCAATCTCGAAGATTCCACAACCGATCTTTGTATACCTTAAGTATTACATCTCAAGGCGGCAAAAACGATCCACGCCATGACAACATCGGCGGAATAGTGTTCATGTGTTGCGATGGAAAGGAGAGACCCAAAAATAGGCCACACTGGCCAGAATATCCCACCCAAGTGATAGGCAGTAACAAGATTGAATGATGTATGCCCAGAGAACATGAAATCATTACAGAACCCAAACGGTGGTTTGAGTTCACATTTTTTCATCGAAGGGTACGTTGTCACATAGTTTACGATCGCTCTGAACATATACATGAGTCCAAGTAATACAAGCATTGAATGTTGTTTATTACTCGACCATGATCCCCAAGACAACAGGACACCTATGACAGGTATGATAAGTGCGACGTCGCTCAACCAATCATATTTACTGAGATTGGGAAGGATTCGAAATCCAACATCATATATGGGGTCGTTTTCTCGAACATTGCGCCTGAATGATACATAATATCCAACAAGCATGTTCAGCGAGAGAGCACACAGTGCAAACGCCAAACTATGATCCATATTATATATCTATATTTAATTTTATTAGTCTTCGGATACCTTGGTAGCCATGTAGAACTTGAGTTCGCCCAGATTAGCGACATTATACTTTAGAATCAAAAACCTATTCCCTTCTTCCTGCATAAGCTGCACAGACGAAGCCATGCTCGTCGCTTTCGTAAAAATATTCAAATACCGGAGCGAGTACAGACCCTTCATTTCGGGACTCTCATCGGGGCATTCAATTGAAGTTTCCTGGTTGGCGAAATCTCCCTCGCAACGGAGACGAAGTTCTTTACCAACCCGTGTAATCTCAATATCCTGGCCAATGTTGGCCATGTCACGACACAATCTTTGAAAATCCGCAGATGGAAGGATAGTTACACTGGTCATGGTCACATCCGGCACTTCTATACGACTCTCATTAATGTCCAATAACTTCAATTGAAATTTTGTACTTGTTCTCTTGGATTCACTTGTAATCTCAATATCCATGAACTCCTTGGAATTAATTTCAATTGTGAGAACGTCATTGTTTGTAATTGTTTTCAGGAGTTTGAAAGTATTTGAAATGTTAATTCCAGCAATAATTTCTTCCTGGTCACAGTGATATTGTTCAAAGTTATCCGATGAAAGAAACATGTCAACGAGCGAAGTTCGTGCTGTATCAAGTGTTACTACATACATACCCTGGGGGCGAAAGAAGATATTCACATCATTGAGAATGTCCTTGAGTACTTCAAATGTAGATTTAATAGCCGAAGCCTGTATTGTTACAAGTCTCATTTTACTAAAGGGGTGCGTTATATCTTTAAATCTGTTCCGAGTAAGCAACACCCTTACTGACATCGCGATTAATCTTCTGTTCAAGTTCCCTTGTCATAGCAGGCTGAAGAGCCTGTCCATAGCTTTCAAGTGAAAATATATCAGTATCATTTTCGTCGCCATCAAGTGTTGTCATGGAACACGCACCACTGAAACCCCAGTTACAGACTTCTTTATTTGGGAGTAGCGAATCCAACCAATTTTTAATTTCGTTCCCCACAAGAACTTTACCGTTTTTTGTCAACATCGTTGGAACCCGACTAATCTTGTTTCGATACGCAGGTGGAATACCTTGGGTGTTGATATTGTGGTAGTGTACAAGCTGTTTCAATTGCTGGTGCTGATTAATATATTCAATAACCTCCATGGAGTGTTTGCACCTGGGGCTGTATATCAATAGCGACATCTAACATGTACAAGGTTATTTTGTAAAAAAAAATTAACGCATAGTAGTAAATATGAAGTGGTCTTTGACGATCATGCTTATTGCCATCGTCCTGTTACTGACAGTGAGACGCGAACCATTCACGGAAGTTTTTGGTTTCTCTGGATATACAAAACCAACTGGCACTATTCGCCTTGATGATGCCAGACCAGACCTTAACGGTTACAGTCAGGCGGAAGCTAATATCGACAATGACACAATGGAAGAATTTATTCTTCAAGCGAACAAAGAAATCGCTAAGCGTACAGGTATTTGTACTTACATTATTGAAACTACTTCTGTGAAGAAATATGTCAACGAAGAAGATAAGTCCATTTACGAGTGTATGTTTATGGTTGTTAAAAATACAGGATTTGCTTTTGGGTTCTCTGTAGTTGCGTCATATGAATCTGTGAATGGTGGAGTGAGGTTGGTGTCTCTCCGATCGCAGCCCCTCGATGTTCAGACCGTGTCCAATGTGACTCCTTTCGCCGAGAGCCGAGGTGGACAGGAATTTGTAAAGTACGACCTCGTAAAGGAGGCTGCTGTACCAACCCAAGGTGAGTTAGAATCGGCTAAAAATAATTTGAAGCAAATGTAATGATCAGCATCAATGAAGTAACTAAAATTGATGAAAAGAGAAAACAGATCAGGAAGGAGATATATACTCGTGTATATGAACAGTTTTCTCGTAAGATTAGACAATCTGTAGAACTTGGACACAAACAGGTATTTCTCACAGTCCCAACAATTGTCGTGGGGTATCCCACATTTGATAGAAGTGCGGCTGCGAGATATATCGCAAGACAGTTAAAACTGGGTGGTTTTGAAGTGAAACTTGTGAGTGATTATGATATATATGTATCTTGGGTGATACCTAAAAAAGTAAAAGAGAAGGTGGATGATCCAGATGAAACAGAGTTCCCCGACTTGATGAACCTTAAGAAGATGGCGGATAGATACAGAGCTTAAAGTTTTACTAATATAAAGATGTATATAAACATGGCTGATAATCTCAATGTGTTATGTGAAGCTAAAAAGGAGTACATGGGACAACTTTACATGCTCATGTGTCCACCAATGATTGAAGTTTTTCAGGGTATGTACGACGAATCTACAAAGCTTTCCAAGGGAAGAAAGACTCTCATTATGTTCCAGAAACTACTGAAGGAAGTCCCAAATTGGTCTAACGCCATGTCGAAACAACACACCGACAACATTACAAACAGGTGCGCTTGGTTCAATGATCTTCTTGCGGCTGTTTTTGTTGCGTCTACTAAAATTCTATCCGCTGTCCGTCTCAAGGCAGATAACAAGAAGATTAGCCTCAAGTTGCCAAGCAATGAGGTTTTCGTCCAGACTTGCTATAACAATGTTGCCAAGGATCTCTACAAGGATCCATATGTATTCCATGAAGAACAAAGCGAGTACGTTCGAGATGAAGAATTGACTCGTCGTTTCTCTGTGTGTATTGAAGCCACTGTAAAGGAACTTATTCCAGTTCAGGAAATCCTCCAGACTTATATGTCTCAATCAGCGGAACTGCGCGATATTGATCTTGACGGCGAGGTTCATGATAGCGAGGATCCAGATGTTTTTGATGGACCCCTCGAGGAGAATGCTTTCCCGGAAACAGAGCCACTTCCAGAAGAACCAGCGTTGGATGCGCCATGTGATGAACCCATTCAGCCAACTGGTCTTGAAAATGAGTTCAAGACCGTTCCGGGTGTCCAGGACCCAGCTCCGGAGCCAGTCACGGGTGCCATTCCCACGGAACCAGAACCAATGCCAGAACCTGTTGAGGAAGAACTTGATGATGGTGTCTTATTTGGTGATGCCCCAGAACAGCGTGTAAAAAAAACTGCGTATAATTAAATGGAAGATTTGTCCGAATATCTCCGTGACCCCATGAGCGCCGCCATTATAGCGGGAGCTATTACAGCTGGTTACATTCATGTCAAGGCGCAGTTAAATAACGAAGGTAAGTTGGAACTCAATAAGTATACCAAGCCAGCGATTTTAAATGCGATCCTTGTTTACTTTGTTGTCGCGAATGGTCTCGGACAGAGAGAGGCTATTTCTAACGACCCTTTCTAACTTAAAGATTTACCCCTACAAATAAGAAAATGGCGTCTGTCAGTGCGTTTAACGACATGCTTTCCCAATTTCTTGTGGAATTGCACAAGACTTTTCCAGATGAAACCGGAATTAAGAAAATGACTACATCTTTTGAAATGCTCAAGAAGACGAATCCACGACTCATTGTTGATGGGTTCATGAAAGGTGTTACCCCGTATGCGGATAAGATCTCGGCGAAGGATGAATCCTTCCTCCTTGAAGAAATTGAAAAAATTGATCTATTGAAAGATCTTAACATCAAGAACTATTGGGATCGCATGAGCGTAAATACAAAGGCTGCGACCTGGCAATATCTCCAGACCCTTTACATGTTGGGCACTACCATTACCGCAATTCCAGCCGAAACACTTTCTCTCATTGAAGGTATCGCCAAGGATTGTGCCGACAAGATGGAAACAAATGGTGGTGAAATTGACCAAGACGCTCTTATGAGCATGATGGGTAACATGCTTGGTAGTCTTCCAAAAAAATAAACCTCCAGCTATACTAAATGAAGGCCTGGTTTGAAGACCCCCAGCAAATTGTCCGGGTAGATCAAGTCACACAATTTTGGCCAAACCGTGATCAAACACCAGAAGACAGAATCAATGCTGCTTCTCGTTTTGTGATCTACGTGTGTTGCGTTATTTACCTGACCCGTCGTGACCCAAGAATATTTGTTCTTGGTGTTACCGTTCTCAGCGTTCTTTATATTCTCTACAAGTCAAAAATGGTTAAGGAAACCTATAAAGCGGCTTCAAAAGAGGTTATTAATGGGTGTCAAATGCCAACAGAAGATAACCCAATGGGTAATGTTCTTATTACAGATTACACTGACGCTCCTAACCGCCTCGAAGCCTGTTATTACCCAACAGTTAAGCCACTCATCAAAAGTATGATAGATGACCGTATTCCATACGATTCTGGCCGTTCTCGCTCAGCGCTCCCCCAATACCAGCGCAACGCGGCGGCTCGTCAATTTGTTACATCACCCGTTTCTAAAATTCCAGGCGACCAAACATCATTCGCGGAATGGTGCTATGGGAATAAGGGTGGTCGCGATTGCCGAACAAATCCAGAAATGTGCAATCCAAATGCCCGCGGTGTTCAGCTTGAAGCGTTTGCCGGACTTGATCCAGCGGGTGATAGCCGAGTTTCTCACAGAGGTCATGGCATTGGACCAGCTTAGATATAAATATTCTCGTATAATAATAAATGGCGTACCAACTTCAACCCGGTCTTGCCATCGTTCAGAATTCAGGTGCTATACCAGCAGTGAAGCCCACTGAAGAGATCTTCACATACCCCCAGCCCAGTTCCATTAACTGTGGTTCATGCCGACCAAACACTATGTTGTATGGTACATCTCCATATATGGCGGGTAAGGGTTCTCCAGCGCAGAACATTGATGTGAGTGATGAACTTCGACCACAATCAACTACTCGTTTCGGCAAAGTTATTGTTCCAACCTATGAGCGTAACCTCTTCCCACTTTCCAATATGGAATGTAAAGCTCCCCTCCGTACTTTGAGTTATGAGCCATCCAGTACTCGCGCAGAACTTCAGAATGGACTTTTCCACCAAAGATACGCTAATAAAAATGTTACTAAAAAATAAGAATGGCCGATCCCATTTCACTTGCAGCCGTCGCTGGTTTAATTTACGTTGGTAGGACTTTGAGCAATAAGCCCGAAGTACAACCACAACCACAACCACAACCAGTGCCAGTTGTTCAACAGCCACAAGTTACATATGATGAAAACCCGGTTCCACGATTCGAAGAACGAGAGTTTGAACCACAAGTGGAGATACCACAAAAGAGAGAAATGGAAAGTTTCGCCGACATTAGTCGCCAACAACGAAGTGGTGGTCAGGAGATTCTCGACATGCGCAACCGAATGTTTGACACTGGTCGTATGAATAACCTTTCGCCAATCGAGAAACAAATGGTTGGCCCTGGCTTGGGTGTGGGCGCAGATACTCCATCTCAGGGCGGTTTCCAACAGTTATTCCGAGTGAATCCAATTAACGTTGGTGAATACCGTCTCACTACACTCCCAGGCCGTTCGGGTCCAGCCGGTGATATCGGCGGTGGCCGAGCTTCGGTTGGTGGTCAATTGACACATAATAAACCAGAAACCACGGCACACCTTCCAAGTCGTCTCCCAGCCATGGCGGGACGGGCTCAGGGTATGTCGGGTGCTACCCCAAGAGCAAGTCACCAGAAGACTATGCGAAGCACAAATCGTGCGCAAACTGGTCTTCGCGAAGATGGTCTCGGCTTTAACGGCGCGAAGCGATTCGTTTCAGCCCAAACAATGACACAGGACCCAACTCGCTTCAAGAGTGATCGTAATGACGTACAATTTGCTCACGCGAGTCATGCGGCTCCAGGTATTACAAACTTCAGTGGCGCTTACTCTACAAGTGCGGCTGCTCAAATTACAACAAAGAATAACGAAGAATTGATGAAGTATGGTTTCCGTCCAGAAGATCGTAGAGGTAAGGCGAGTCGTATGGGTAACAGAGGTCGTATGAATGTCAGAGAAAGTGCTCTCAAGCAGGGTGGCGCCTTAACAGCGGTTCGATCCGATAACAGCCGTGTCGATGGACGCGTTGGACCAGCAAATGGTGGTTGGACGCAAAACTACCAGCAGAAGCCTTTCCATCAATTCAACGCCTATAAGGGCAATGAAAACCCCAACTCAAGAAGTTTGGATCTCGCGAAGAAACAACTCCAGAACAACCCATTGTCACACCACATTTATTAGATTTATTCCAATCCAATTTAAACAAAAACAACCATTAAAATATTGTGCCTATATTTTAATGATTGGTCCTTTAACCGACTTAAACGACATCCCGCATAAGGTTCAGTATATTACCATTGATTCTGCCGATGTAAAACCACATACTGGAACGGATCCACTAAGGAAGCGTCACACACCCGTCACACTCGATCTGGATTTATATTCAAATATACATTTTGAGGGTATGTCACAAGTCATCGGGTTAAAAATCGTCGACGCGTACTTCATGCAGGTCGGTGGCGCCGGCGCCAGAGACGGTGGAGTTGCCAGACTTATAGATATCATATGCCCGCAAATTCCCACACCTGGGCAGTTATTAACGACTAGAGGACACGTACTGGCGCGATGTCCACTCGAGGGTAATGCGGTTCCGGCTGGGGACGATTATAGATTTGATAAACAGACTAGGCTCATGACTCGTAAAACAAACTATTTTAACCCCATCTCGATCAAAAAGTTGGATTTTTCATTCTACGAGCTTGGTGCAGACGATGTCTACCAGGGACTTCAAAATACGCGTGAATGGACTATTACATTAGAAGTAACGACCATTGACACAAAGGAAAAGCCTATAAACAAAGATCAACAAATGTTAGAGGTAATGCGGAGCTTGCTTGTAAAGATGGATTCATTGAACAAAAATGTGCGTCGCTTGCCTGATAAACCACCAGAACCACCAAAGGAGAAGTATTCTTTTGGATTACTTGTGTTAATTTTAGTAACCATTTTTGGGGGTTTCGTTTGGTCCGTGAATCGAGAATAATTTACTAACACAGATGTTGAACTGCCTGAGTAAATGAGAAACGGTATGAATGTGAATATAATTACTTTTTCGCGGGTGTAGTCTTCTTGGTAACAGTTTTCTTGGTCGCGGTCGCCTTGGTGGCCTTTGGCTTAGCAGCTGGTTCTGGGGTGGCCTTTTTAGCGACTGGCGCTTCAGCCGCCTCACTACACTTGCACATGCATGGTGGCCCCTCTGGTCCTACTGGACCAATGGGTCCCATTGGACCGGCTGGGCCACGACCACCTCCCCCTGGGCCATCGTCGGCAATCTTCAACAAGAGTTGGTAGAGGCGGGTCTTATCAAGTCTCGTGCGCTTAAGTTCTTCCTTAATTTCATCACGAATAGCTTCCATTGTATTATATATAAAAGAGAGATTATCTTTATACTAAATGATCATCATAGGTGGACATCTCAATAGTGGGATAGGTCAGCATGCATACAAATATACAAAGGTATTCGACAAATCCACATATCATCTTATAGGTACCGAAATTCCAGAGGGGGAGCACGGTCTTCTTTTCCTGTTACCGATCAAACCCCACCTGGATTATATACAGTATGCGAGGTCTCGAATTGAGAATTTGGCAATCATGACTGTATGCGAAACGGAGACTGTACATGAGGATTACGGTCTCATTATGAAAGAGACAAAGAGGGTCGCGGTTCCAAGTGAGTTTTGTAAAAGAGTTCTCTCTAGACAATTCCCAGATAACGAGTTTTACATTATTCATGCCCATATTCCACCGCCTTCAACACCATATACATTTTACCATATTGGGAATATAATGGACGATAGGAAAAATTTCCGGGGAATATTGGAGTCGTTTGTACGTCTAAATAAGCCGGACGCGAGACTAGTTGTCAAAGCGACCTGTAACTCGAATGTTGATATTAAACTTCCAAATGTTGAAGTTATTAACGGACTCATCTCGGATGAAGAAATGGATAAACTTCACAGCCGCTGTGACTGTTATGTGAGTTTTTCAAAGTCTGAAGGTGTTGGTATGGGACCGGTCGAGGCGGCGTTGCGGGACAAGCCTGTAATTATCACAAACTATGGTGGATCGCCAGAGTATGTGAAGACACCATATACAATTGACTGTGAACTTCAAGAGTTGGAGAGGGATGACTTCCTCTTCAAACGGGGGATGATTTGGGGTAAACCCAATCCCAGCCAACTCTTGGAATTCATGGAGGATGCATATACTAAGAAGCTTCGTTATATGGATCACGCATACACAAAAAAATTAGTTAGTAAGGAGAACATCTTACAAGAGTTCATCCTGAATATAATTGGCGCCGAGAACAACGAGACCGATGACAATGGTTCCATTCATTAGGGAATCTTGTTGAGCGATCATAGTCATGACAATATCATCAATGACTTTGATACCAGTTGGCTTCTTCAAAATACGAGGAACAATAATGTTTATTGCGATGTAGAGCGCCATCGATATGATTACAGGTCTAAGAGTTTCCTGATCTAACATGTTGTTTACAATACTATCGGATTTTAATTCCATCTAATTTGCTGAGAAGGTCACTCACATCCACCTTATCTCCGATTTTTGACGAGGTGACTTGGTGCTTGCGGCAGTAGTCACCACACACAGCCTTGAAGCGACAGGGCTTACCAGACATTGTCGTTGCACAGCAAATTTTATGCGATGTGCGCTGTTCAGGTACATTTTCTTTGGGTGGTGCGTCAAGGACGACAACCGAAGAATTCTTTCTTGTATTTTCATGTTTTACATATGCCATTTTACATCTCCAAGTTGCATCCGCCAACCTGTAACACTTTTCATTTGGTTCGCCAAGACGGTACATTTTTACCGCATTGGCGAGGCAGGTAGACCACATAGAATCACGAATCACTTCCATTTTTAATTTGAATATTTCGATGTATGGAGACGACTTAGGTTATTAAAACAATATACATAATTCCAATCATCATAAACACTGCTGTACCAATGATGGTGAACATAATGGTTTTTAGGCTATGATCCTCGTTGTCCACGGTTTCTATAATTTGTATTATAGTTTCAGTTTCGGGTATTACACGGTCATCGTTTACACCCAAAATAATGTGATTATTTGGTTGTACAAAAACCACATAATCATCCATGGAATGTTATACCCTCTCTATTTTAAGCTTCTCCGCCAATTTCGGCTAAATATACGTCAACTTCACCAATAAAGTCTGGACACTTCTCAGAGGTTTTCTTAGTCACCATATCTTGAACATTGGTCACATGTTCCTTGAACTTCCTGACATCTATTCCCGTAGCATTGTGAATTTGTGAATCGGTAGCAAACTCCTTGAGGGCGTAGAGGTAAGCCGCGCCATAGTTAGCATGAAGTAATGCTATAACCGGAGACTCGTCCTGTTGGGCAGCCACGGCATAACGGGCTGATTGCCTCACAAGTTTTTCAATAGCTTTGTTGACACCCCTGGTCTTGTTTTTCATCATAAGATAAAGTATAAAAATTGTAGCTATCAGATAAAGATAAGCCATCTTCTATTTATAAGCATGAAAATAAAATGGAAATATGTGTGTTACTTCTGTCTGGCACCACTCGACCCATATTATACATCTGCGAGGGCTTGGGAACTTCACCTCTTTGATATGTACCTACGACAGACAGATCCACCACTTGAACTTAATAATGGACACACCTTGAGGGGTTTACAAGTGTGTAAATGTTGTTATATGAATTCACCTATAAAATACAACCCACGAATGGATTCTCTCCGACAAATTGGGGCAATTAAGTTTGATAGGCCTAGAACATTATCTGTTACGAAAAATGAATTGAAAGCTTGGATTAAAAACTTTTACTTGATCCTCGAAGAGAATAAACCTAAGTAAAGAATTGAGACGTTCAAAATTAAAGAAGGATGGGTGAGAGTATTCAAAAACTTACCCACATTGAACATGTCCTCAAGAGGCCCGATTCGTATGTCGGACCAGTAGACATGGGTTCCGAGTCTTATTGGATTCACCACAAAACTGACGGTAAATTCAAGAAGAAGAATGTTAACTATTCACCGGCTTTGCTCAAAATATTTGACGAAATTCTTGTCAATGCGATTGATCGGAACTCTGTACATCCGAAGAGTGTTACGAATATTTCGGTGAATATAGACAAGGAGGCTGGTACCGTTACCATCGAGAATAACGGACCTCTCGGTGGCATAGGTGTGCGTATGCATGAAAAAGAGGGTATTTGGAATCCTGAACTCACTTTTGGTCATCTTCTTACAAGTACGAATTACGACGATACAAAGAAGCGAATTGTCGGTGGCCGAAACGGGTACGGTGCAAAATTGACCAATATTTACTCATCGGAATTTTCAATTGTGATCAAAGACGGAGAGACAAAGCAGTGTTATACACAAAAATGGAACAACAATATGACGGTATGTCACCCACCAAAAATTAAGAAGCATTCTGCTTCAACTTCTTCAGTTTCAATTACTTTTATCCCCGATTGGAGAAGGTTTGGTATGAAGAATATGGATGCCGCAATCTATAAAATATTCGAGAAAAGGGTGTGGGATGCGAACATTTGTACAACATCCAATTGTAAGGTTAAGTTTCAAGGGGAAGCCCTCCCCAAAACTTCCTTTGAGGCGTATGCCAAGATGCATGAAGGCGTGACAAATGTATGTTCTGTGACAACCGATCGTTGGTCAGCGTGTATTGGTCCGTCAGAGAATGGACTCGAACAGGTGTCGTTTGTGAATGGTATATCTACAACGAAAGGTGGAACGCATGTGGATCATGTAGCATCTTACATTGCGTCGGGTATTATCGATGAGATGGCAAAGAAAATCAAGTTGAAACCTCAACAGGTGAAGAATACTTTCAACATCTTTGTGAAAGCAACCCTTGAGAATCCAACTTTCTCGAGTCAGGTGAAGTCGGAGTGTACCTCAAAGGTACAAGACTTTGGAAGTAAGTTCGAACCACCTAAAAACTTCGTGAAGAATGCCCTAAAGACGGGTATTCAAGATGAACTCACAGCGCTCTCAAAGTTTAAGGAGATGCGGGAACTCAAGAAGACTGATGGTGCTCGCAAGTCCAAAATTACCGGTATTCCCAAGTTGGACGACGCAAACAAGGCGGGTACGGCACAATCTGGAAAGTGTACTCTCATTGTCACAGAGGGTGATTCGGCAAAAACCCTCGCGGTTGCGGGTCTCTCCGTCGTTGGCCGAGATCACTTTGGTGTATTTCCACTTCGCGGGAAGTGTAAGAATGTCCGCGACGCCTCGGTGGCACAGCTCACATCAAACCAGGAGTTCAACGACCTCAAGAAGATTTTGGGTCTTCAACAAGGCAAGGACTACCAAAATCTATCAGAACTTCGTTATGGCCGTCTTATGATTATGACAGATGCCGATAATGATGGGTCGCATATCAAGGGTCTGATTCTCAATATGATTCATTACTTTTGGCCATCGCTTCTCAAGCTGGGATTTGTCGTGTCTATGGTGACTCCAATCATCAAAGCATCTAAGGGTGGTCAATCAAAATCATTCTATACAGACTCCTCTTTCAGAGAATGGTATGGTAATGGACAACCTGGCTGGAAAATCAAATACTACAAGGGTCTTGGTACATCAACCTCTGTCGAGGCTCGAGAATATTTCAAGAAAATTCAGGATTTGACAGTAAAGTTTGACATGGATATTATGACGGATAGGTCTGTAGTTCTCGCCTTTGACAAGAAGAAGGCTGATGATAGAAAGTCCTGGCTTTTGGAGAGTACCGCAAAGAACCCCAAAGAGTTGGAAGTTCCCTATGGGTCTATCAAAAACCTGAGTATTACCCACTTTGTCCAGAAAGACCTGGTCAATTTCAGTCTGGCTGACCTGAAGCGCTCCATTGCTCATATGGCAGATGGTCTCAAACCTTCACAAAGGAAAGTAATGTACGCTTGCTTTCATAAGAATCTCAGAGATGAAATGAAAGTGGCACAATTGGCTGCGTATGTTGCGGAAAAGTCTGCGTATCACCACGGAGAGGTATCCCTCGCAGATACGATTGTCAAATTGGCAAATGATTATACCGGTTCAAATAATATCAATCTTCTTGAACCATGTGGTCAGTTTGGTACTCGTCTTATGGGTGGCAAGGATGCGTCGCAAACGAGGTATATTTTCACAAGATTGACCAAAGAGGCTCGTAAAATCTTTGATCCACGGGATGACCCCATACTTAATTACCTCGATGACGATGGGAGATCTATTGAACCAGACTTCTATATGCCAACTCTCCCAATGGTGCTTATAAACGGCACAGAAGGTATCGGTACGGGTTTTAGTTGCTATGTCCCACCATTTAACCCCAAGGATATCAAGGAGAATATCCAGAGAGCCTTAAATGGGAGTTCATTCAAGGAGATGAGCCCATGGTTCCGAGGTTTTAAGGGTAAGATTTTCAGGGAAGACGGCACTTGGATCACTGAGGGTGTGTGGAGAGATACAGGGTCTCGACTCAAAATTACGGAACTTCCACCCGGTCGCTGGACACAGGATTACAAAGAATACCTGGAAACCCTTGTAGATAAGAAGATCATCTCAAGTTACACAAATAATTCAACAACAGAAGATGTTGATTTTGAAATTATGGGATACTCTGGTAAAGACATTTTAAAAGATCTCAAGTTGAGAAAGAGTTTCCATACCTCAAATATGCATCTTTTTCATCCAGTCAAGGGTATATACAAGTACTCAAGTCCTGAAGAAATCCTAAAGGACTTTGTGGATCTCCGTCTTGAACACTACAAGAAGAGAAGAGACCATCTTATCAAGGTACTTGAAGTTAGGTCAAAGATGTGTGGGTACAAATCAAAGTTTGTGACGATGGTTATCGAGGGACAGATCATTGTATTCAAGAGAAAGAAAGATGACCTTGAGAGACAATTGGGTGGAATATTTCCTAAAATCAATGGCACATACGACTATCTTCTCAACATCAAGACTGTCCAATATACCGAAGAATGTGTAAGAGAACTTATTAGAGAATCAAAACAGGCGAGAGACGAACTTGAAGTTATGAAGGGTACTTCACACACTGACATGTGGAAAATGGATATTAAAAATATGTAAGCAATAGTAGGTATGGGTGAAGCTGCGAAAATATCGCTCAACGCTATCGGGAAGCAAGACACCCACTTGCTTTCTAAAGATCCAGACGAGTCATTCTTTAATTATACCACCGATCGGAGACACTCCGACTTTAGAAAGTATCACAGAAGTAGAAATGTTGTAAAACCCGGAAATGCGAAAGCTACATGGCCATTTGGTGAGACAATCAAGGTACAATTCAATCCAATGAATATGGGAGACTTCTTGAGTAATATGTATTTGAGTCTAACCCTACCGGGTATAAGCGATGGAAATTACGCGGATCAGGTGGGGAGACACATTCTAAAGAGTATTACAATGTTTGTGGATGATATTGAAATTGAGAAAATACATGATGACTGGGGTATTATCTACGATGATCTTTATCTGGAAGTATCGGAAAAGGTAGCGAATAGATTTCTTGTAAATAGAAACATTGGTTTTGACGGCTCTCCTACGAGTACAGGTGTTGCGCAATATGACGCAGATTTGATGATACCCATTCACTTCTTTTTTTCAAGGAAATTTGCGAGTGATGAATATGACACAAATAAACCAAATAGACCATACTTTCCGGTGTGTTCAATTTTTAGACAGAAGATTGAGTTCGAACTTGAGTTCCATAAACAAACATTCTTCACAAATACAAGTCAGACGTTGACACTCCCATCTTTCAATGTTATCACTGAAGAAATCACAGTCAGTCCCGACGAGAGAAACTTCTTGACAAGACAACGGAAGGTGATGATCACTGATCTTGTGAGAAAACACCCGGTGGCGATCAGTGAACTTAACGAGGATATTATAAAGAACAATTTAGTTCCCAATATCCCCGTGAAATGCATTCATTGGTTTATTAGAAATACTATTTTTGAAAATGAAGACGACGCGGAGGGTAGTGGTTCGGGTGGCGAGTTTCTATATGAAAACCGGTTCAACTTTTCCGCTACTTTGGACTTCCAAGGTGAAAATACAACCCTGTATCCATTAATGAAAGAAGCGAGCTTTTATATAAATGGGAATAGACTACCAGAAGTTACAAAAACAAATCATGAATATTACAAATTTTTAATCCCGTACCAAAAACGACTATCGAGACCTATTAGAAATATTTACACATATAGCTTCTCGTTAAATCCGGTTAATGTGGAACCATCGGGAAACTTGGATTTTAGTCAGATCCAATCAGAAAAGACTAACATTGAAGTAAAACTGGATACGGATTCTGGTATAGACACCTCTACCGAAACCTTTTCCTTGAATATGTATTATACCGGATATCAAACTTTCGTATTTGACAAAGGTTTTATGTCAATTGCTTATTAAAAAGTTTTTCTCTGTTTTCAGAGATATAGTCGATGACATTATTCTTGATACACCATTTGATGAAATTTAATTGCGCCAGAGTTGTATGAATTTCATGAGATGTCCCGGGAACCGTATAAGGAAACTTTTGAGACCGACAAAATGGATCAAAGAGCTGTTTGCTGTATCCATTGAGACTTGATTTATATGCGCAATGAACTGTGAATAACTTTCCATCGCCCGTTTGATAAGAAGTATGATTCTTCTTTGCGTAGTTGGTGATAAACCATTCCAAATTTCGGAGAGAAATACCGCTTGATTTATCTAATATCGTCAGGAGTATAGATTTATTCTTTTCGTTGTCATAAAAGTGGTTGATAGATGTTAGTAGAATATCGTTTTTGCTCATTGTTATACTAGACCCTCAAATCTATAAGCTCCTTTGAAACTTCACAAGCCGGACAACCTTTCACAAACATCTGCTCTGGACCATGGTTATGTAAATTTGAACTCGACAACACACGATGACATATTTTTTCACCTTGGACTTTGTGCATGCCACAATATCCATTGTGAATTGCTTTGTTGGTACATCGGGTACCATTTCGTTTCGTCCCTTTACAGGTTGTACTCACAAATGAAGTGGGAATATCTTTCAGTAATTGATCGAGGGGTATAGCATGTTTCTTTGAAATGGTCAAGGCATATTCATTCATGATTAAGTTAACCCTCTCTTCCAATTCCTCATCAACTATCTTCGTGATTTTATCATGAAGATTCATTCTTACTCTGAGATAGATTGTAATTTTTAAATAGGTCCTCAACCGACCCTTGTTTTTTAAATATATTTTCTTCCTCCTGAAGTTTCTGAGCACGAGCATTTTTAATCCGATCCTTTAGTTCCGCGTTTTTACCTTCAAAATCAACACCGAGGCGCTTACACTCTTCAATAAGGTCGGCCTTTTTCATGGTACTAATGGCGGGCTCACGCTTCGGTTTTGGTGGTTTATACTGGTTAATGATTTCACCAAAAATTTCCTCCTTGACATTCTCATATAACGGATCTAGAAGATCGCAAATAGGATTCAAGAATTTGTTCATGAAATAGTAGTGATAATCAATGGGTACATTATGTTCCTCTACATACTTTGGATCTTCGGACTTTTCAAACGCCCTGGCCTTGGGATTTTCGGTTTTTGTGAGCAGGTATGGTACCCGATCACCTGATTGAGGTTCAGATCCGGGTTTTCTCTCCCTCATTTTATTGACAACCTGGACATGTGATTGATTGATATTTACACTTTCCGCACTTGTGACAGATACACTCCTACCAGCAACTTTGTAAGTATCCGAAAGACCCTGACTCAATATAAGCTTATCATTTGGAACATCACCCGAAAGGAGCTCAATAGCCCTCTCCTTGGCCAACTCCTTCGGCGGTCCAGGATCACTTGATCCAAGAACTACATCTAACAACTCTTTAGAGACTTCTCGGACATGTGGTGTATTGTCCCGTCTGACGAGTTGGAGGCCCTTCACGTCGATGTAATCCATATGCATCTTATCATCTTTACCCTTTGTCCAAAGCTTGGCCGCGTAGCGCTTCTTACTATAGAGGAAATAAGGCCAATATACCTTCTCGAGCTCAAGATTATTTGGAGCCTTGAAAAGGGCACTACATTCTTCGGCGGCTCTCTCCCCCACTTCCCAACTATATGCAATCGCATCCTCACCCTTGCGTTCCCCAACATCAAACTCAACCATTACAGAATCCGTGTCTCCGTACCGTACTTTTGACCCGGGGAAATTTTTTTCAACATAGGCTTTCGTCTGTTCGATCATAGATCGCCCCTTACAGGTTGTAGTAGATGCGATAGGAACGCATGGGAGGATACCCTTCCCGGCGCCTGTAAAGCCGTACACGGAATTCATGGAAATTTTATAGGCCAGCTGCTTACCGTTGTATACTTCCTTCATGAAGCCGCTAGCCGCAGCCATATCCCTTTTGGCTTGTTTACGGAACTTTTTCAATTCACGGAGAATTTCTGGTAGTAGACTCGGCACATCCTGCGCAAACTTATAGGTTCGGTTACCAACGCTGAAAGTTTCATATGTGATTCCGGGAATTGCACCATACTTCCTATCATCCATGACATAGGATGAGTAGCATAAGTTATGAGCCATCATGATTGAGGGATATAGCGCCTCGAAGTCGAGAGCAGTAATTGGTGTATAGTACGCACCTTTTTGTGCTTCAAGAACTGTAGCTCCCTCGTAAGGTTCTTCGGGGATAGATCCCCAGCGAATTGTTGGAACCATGAATCCCAATTCTCTCGCCTTCTTTGTGAGCTGACTGAATACTTTAATCTGCTGTCCCCTCTCCACGAGGAAATTTGCTGGTACCCACGTTGCTTTTGCCATTTCTACCATATTCAGAAGAGTACAGAGCTTTTTCATCAGGCGGTGTGGAAGAAGTGTATCCTTAATACAGTATTCCGCAACCTCGCGCAACTTTACAGGATCTTCCTCTCTGAAGCGCGCAAACATCTCCTTTGGCGCCATATCAATTTTCTGATCCCCCAGGTACAACTTGGATACATTGTCCAATTTATAGCTATCCAATTTATAACCCTTTTTTACTTCATGGAACATATCAAAAATAAAACGCCCCGGCATTGGAAGTAACTTCAGGAGATTATCCCCCAAGGCACTCGACGAGAGCTTCTTGATAACAAGATCTGAATCTGTATCTTTCAATTTACCCAAATTGAAGAACCCGGGGTGACACATATTTATTTGTGCTCGCTTGTATATATACTCCATATCAAAACCAAATATATTCCAACCAGTGATAATATCAATATCATTTTTATGAAGGTACTTTTGGAACGCTTCTAACATTTCCCTCTCCGTATCATAGCTCAAAATTGTGGAACCTTCCAAGTTAGGATCTGTCTTCTTGTAACAAAGACATGTCTTGTCATATGGTTCATCAGAACCAAATTTACACAGGGAAATTGCTATTTGAAAGCAGGCGTCTCCGGTAACATCTGCATCTGGAAACTTACCCGTAGAACTATTACATTCAATATCAACAGAAGCGACAACAAACGGGGCGATGTCATCCCTCGCAGCTGGTTTGAGGGTTGTCCAGTCGTTACAGAAGAGGTCAGTATCAACGCGAGCAAAGTGGGAACGAATACACTTGTCCCCGGTATCCATCCAGCCCGTAGATTGGATGCCAGTGCGATGCATCAGGCGCAGCACTGGATCTAAATTCGCTTCATACACTTTTACATTTCTCACACCAAATATACTGAAAAGTTCTGGCGTTCTGTCAAGTGGTTTCCTCAAAAACGAGTCCACAAAGCGTCGAGCTTGGAGATGTTTAAAATTGATTTTCATAAACGCGAATTCCTGATTATTCTGAAACCCCCAAACATCCTTGGATTTCGTAACGGAATATCCAACCACGGAATCTTTACATGTCTCGTCAAGAATATTGTAAATTCTACGAATCTTTCCAGCGTCAATCTTCTCCGGGAGCTTTATAAAAAAATACGGTGTAAATGCGGTTGTGAGACATACAGATTTTCCTTCCTCTGTCTTACCGAAAATGCTGATCAAATGCTCCTCGTCTGTGTCTCTAGATTCCCATGTGAGTGCCTGGAAGACTACCATTTTCGCGTTGTGTAAACATCGACCTAAAATTTTAATATACTTTATTAGTAAAAATGTCAGCTGCTTTGATTGACCTTGTATCTAAAGGGGCCCAGGATGCCTACATAACCGGTCAGCCACAGGTCAGTTTTTTTCGTCAAAATTTCAAGCGACACACCAATTTTTCCATGCGCCCAGAGCGTGTGGATTACATTGGTACTTTTGGAGCTTCCAATGAAATTGTTGTTCCACTTCGCTCCAAGGGCGATCTCTTGAGTTACATCTGGATTGAAGCCGAGGGTATTGCTTTACCAGGAGGTAACAACGCTATGTTTGATTCATCAGCGTCTCAACCAACAACCTTCCAGTTGTGGATTGGAGGACAAAAAGTTTGCGAACTCGATTCTCTTTATGTCGGTGGTGTCCACAATGTTTTGTACAATGACAACTCCGCCAAGGCTACAATGAGACACACAATCGAAACCCCACAAAACAACTCAAACGGTGACCACTATGTCATCCCATTCTTCTTCGGTGAAGACTGGACAAAATCCCTTCCTTTGGTCGCCCTTCAGTACCATGAGGTAGAATTGCGAATTAAATTACAGGATCAGTATAGCATTGCGGGTACTCCAAAGATATATGCCAACTACGTATACTTGGACACAGACGAACGAAAGTTCTTCACCGACAATGAGCATGAATTGTTGATCAACCAAGTTCAATATCAACCAGGAAACCAAGCCGATACGGAATTTGACCTAACATATTTCAATCATCCAGTGAAGGCGCTACACTTGGTTGCCGGCAATATTAACAATGCCAACTGGGAAACCAACTACACTTTCGGCACTGGTTCGTTGTACATCAACGGCACCGCCCTCTTTGAAAACATGTCAAATGTCTATCACCACGAAGTTGTGCCAGAAATGCACTGCTCCGCTATTGGCGTTGACAGCCTTGTTCAAGACAGCGTCTACACATGGCCATTCTGCTTAAATTTGGACCGCTATCAACCATCGGGGTCACTAAATTTTAGTCGCATAGATAACGCAAAGTTATTGCTTAATGATGTGACTTCTGCCGCTCCAGGTGCTTCTGCCCGAGTTTATGCGGTAAACTTCAACATTCTCCGGGTTAAGAATGGCATGGCCGGGGTTGCATTTGGAAATTAATTTGGGAATCGCGCTTAAAATACATTATAATCTTTACATAAGATTGGTTCAAAATATCAATCTTATGTAAGGTCAGTCCTTTAATCTGAGAAGTGCTTTTGATCGCCAGGCAACTACTGTATTTACACTCACACCCAACTCCTTAGAAATATCCTTCAGTGTGAGATGCTTACCGTAATAGTTTTCGAGAATGTATCGACTTACATCATCAAGATCATCTAAGAGAATATCAGGCTCTTTCTCATAATATTCGGGAACGCAGTAATAATTAAGTTCCTCGTACATTGGCGTTCGTTCTAGAGAATTGCGACATTTCCAGTAAATCCATGGATATGCATATGTGGTAAATTTATACCCCCTTTCCGGTTCAAACTTCTGAGCTGCTCGGACGAGAGCATGTAGTCCTACGCTATTTAAATCTTTTTTCGTATGGATGCCACGTTTTCTCGGGTATGCTTTATAGTATACATCATTTGAAACTTTATAAGCAAGATTGATATGATTGGCTATCAGTTCCTTCTTATAAATATTCATCTTATGACTCTTATACCTCTATACTTTATATGTCATTATTTTCTGGTTTCGGGGGATATTGTTCACCGGGTGATGTTTCGGAGTCTCCATCTGCTCTCACATGTTGATCAGATGGATTATTCATTATTGGTTTTCCCTCGTATACAAAATTTGTAAGTAGGTATTTAGTTCCCTTCTTCAGTTTAACACCTCGGTGAACATAACAGGCATTCGCCGGAAATATTACAAGCTTTCCAGCTTTGGGTAGCACATTCTTCCCACATAGGAATTCAGTAGTTCCACCGACACCTTTTGGAACATCTTTTAAATAGATTATATAAGTATACGTTCTATTAATGTGCGCGTCGTGGTGCCACACGTAAAATTGATCCTTTTCTGTTCTTTGTATCTGTGGAAATCCGATACAGGAATCTTGAACAAGAGCTGCTATAGCTTCAAATCTATCCAAACCCTCGCTATTCAGGTAATCAATATAGTCAGCAAGTCCCTTTTGTACCACACTAGTAACTTTCATGACGACATCATTCCATTCTTTTCTATAAGATGCAATCGGTAAATCTGTACTCTGTTTAATCTTCGGGTTCTCCCCACCAACAGTCGCACCTACCATTTTTCGATCATCTGCTTCAAAGCGGGCAACTACTTCTTCACACCACTCGGGGGATAACGCTTCGTCATCTTCAAAGATATAACTCCGGAGTTCACGTGGGTTTACCATTTTATTAAATATGTTAGTTAAACTTTAAGTCTATTATATCTATCCTTTTCTTTGTTTGGAAACACAGTAAGTTGCGTTACCTCGCCACACAAATATACCTGTCCATGATTTTTTATTCTATGGTCTTTGATAACCTGTTCAACTCTCACGAGGTTTACCCGCACCTTTTTTTCGCGTGAAGACTGACTGTGTTGTACAGCGAGGAAGGCGGCGTCCCTCTTTGTCTCCTTTGGTATAGTATCATTTTCATGACATATAATTACATGTGCACCCGGGCCACCATCAACATGCATCCACCATTCCATTGGACAACTTGTTAAGGTTAGACTGTCATTTTCCTGTGCACTTTCACCCACTTTGATTTTAATGCCGTCTTGAGATGTGTATATCTTCATATTTTAAAATGATTATTTACCCTCTATATATGTTTGTGACGAGTATGTACTTTTTATCGGCTTTAACTACACGACCGGTGTGTATAAATGGCCATGTACAGGGAAAAATGGTCATCTTACCGACTTCTGGTCTAATAGACCTTCCGTTTATAAAGTCGGTAGTACCACCCTCATCGGGTTCGAGTGTATTTAAATACACAAAAGTTGTCATCAACCGTGGTTCACTGTTTAAATAATCCTGGTGCCATCTGTAATGATTACCCTTTTCGATGCATTGGATACACGGATTTCCCATATTAATTGGAAGAAGTGAGTGTTCAATTACAAACTCCAGATCTCCATCCTCGTCTACTTTAGCATCTTCAAGAATACCCTTTACGTGGTCAAGGTATTTTTTAATAGCCTCCAAGATATAATATGAAACCTTATCGTTTGCGACTTCCCAGTCGGGTGTGGTGCGGATATTTAGTTCGGTACTAGCTTTCCAATCTTCATTCACATAGTTGCCACTCTTGTCTTGAAGAGCACCCTTCACTTGTTGTTCGGGGTTTGCATCAAACTTCTTTATCAGGTTTTCACACAATTCAGCGGGAAGTGCGTTTGGAATTTCTAAAAGGAAATTATCCATTTCCTATAAAGGTGACTGTAGTCTTTAATAGTTTAAAAAAAACTTAGTAATTACATACATATGCACGCGGTGTTATCTCGGAGTCCATCTATTATTCACAAATACAGGGTTACCCTCCCCAACAAGAAATGTATTGATTTTGGTCCTGTAAATGTTGAAGATTATACAACTCACCAAGACCCGCGACTCATGCGCACACATCTCATCGGAAAAGGTGCGATTATTTCCAGTGAATTGCGCGAAGAAACGGATTGTGACAAAATCCGCCAGGGTATGCTCTTCGTGGACGAAAGTTCGGAGGAGGATTGGGGTGATCCGTTTTCCCAGGAATACTGGGATAGATGGATTTTATGGTCGTATCCAACCGTGAATCAGGCTAAGTTATGGTTGACTATGCGTCATGATATTCGTTTCATGCCGACCGTAGATGACTTTTATTATATGGATTAAAGAACTTCTACATTATAAATACGACAGCAATATTTAGTTTGTTTATTAGAATTGAGCGTCAACATTGTGAATTTATTATCTGAATAATCTTTCACAATTTTGCGTATCGCACCCAAATGCATCTCCGAATTATGCATATATCTATAACTTATCATACGTCCGCCATGATAATCAGTCTCATTGGCTGTAATTTTCCAAATGCGCGAACATCTCTCCGTTACATGAAGTTTTGGGAAAAACTCGTCTTCGCAATAGTCCACTTCACATTCGACGACATCGTAACTAATTCTTACTAAATCTCCCTCATTGACCTCAATGGGACTTTTTTTACCCCCAATGGCTTCCGCGAATTCCTTGTACTCTCCATCTTGGATTTTATACTTATCTAGTATCTTATCCAACAGGGATAGTAAATGGTGACGATCCATATTTGTAGTTTTTTTATTAAAAAGTAGAGCTAACTTAGGCGTCTCGTGACAAAAAAAATCCGCCAGTGGAACCAAAACCACCAGCACCCCTATCCGTCTCTTTGAGGACACCAATCTCTTGAACATCGGGTGTCTCACACTTCTCAAGAATCAATTGTGCGATGCGATCCCCCTTCTTTACCTCAAAGTCTCTGTCTCCGTGATTGAATAGAACGACCCTGACTTCACCGGTGTAATCGGAGTCAATAACACCCGCACCAACTTGAATACCGTGCTTTACAGCGAGACCTGAACGCGGGGCAACCCGGCCATACACACCATCTGGCATAAGAATGGCTATACTTGTCCCGACCAAAGCGCGGTGAGTAGGGGGGATAATAATTTGATCAGTGCTATACAGATCATATCCAGCAGCATCATTAGAACCACGAGTTGGAAGAATAGCATCGTGTGTAAGTCTCTTAACACAAAGACTCATTTATGCTTTAGATTAGTTTTTAATCTTTATAAAGGTTTGACATCATATATGAATAATGAACAATGTTTGGAAAGTCCACAACTTTGTCGTCCACGCAAACGCCCCAAAGACGGAATATCAAAAACTTAAATGCAAAATCTATAAAACAACTTTGGGATATGGTGCGACGCTTTCATCTGTCTACTTCATTACACATGGTGCAGCGGAGGGCGTATCCTCTACATTAG